GTTAAATCTATACCCCCAACATTTTCTATAGATACAGCCTCTTCAAATAAACTAGTCCATTGACCAGTCTGAGAACTATAAACTTGTGGGTATACCATTATAAAGGAACAACCCCTGTGTCAAATATTTGAAACATCAAAATTGGTTCTGTTGGAACTGGGTGAGATGGTAGTTGTCCTAGCACTCTTAAAGATGTTGCAGGAAGTGGTTTATAGATAGTAACCTTGTTTCCTGTTACTCTACCAAAATAACTAAAGTTTGCATCGTAGTTCCATTTAACAAAAATATCATATGCTTGTAATTCGTTGTCAACAATTCCATGACTATTTACCGAAGTAGATACATTAGGATTCCAAACAATTTCAAATGGTCCATCTTCGGTTAAGGCTGTAAGGTTGGATTCTACTTGCTCTGGATCTTTTTGTCCAACACTTTCTAAAGAAAATATTGTAGACCATTGAGATAGACTGTTCTTGTCGTCTGTTGTAATTCTAAATCTTAAATTTTGAGTACCATCTTGAGAAGGTGCTGGTAGTTTATTAATTGGAATAATGAACTTTGCCACTATCCATCAACGCCAATTCCAAATCTATACTCAATATAATTACTTGTATTTTCTTGTTTAAGAATTGGATATCCATCATCAGTTTTTAGTAAGTTATAAGCAAACAAACTATACAAAGGATTTTCAGATGTTAAATTATCTAAACGCATTCCATCAAATACTATATAATAGTTTTCTGTTGGTTGATTATTAACTAAAACTGTAGCATAAATTCTTATATAGTTAATGTTAGACCATGAAAAATTGTCATCCTTAACAAATTGTGACAAAGTCTTTTCTACAATAATATACCTTTTGACATTATCAAATTCATCTAAAAAGTCTTCATCTGTTAAGTTCATTTTTAATGTAGCCTTTGGAGCGGCAATAGCAATACCAGATAGGTTATTGATAAATTCTAATTTTATTCTAACTAGACTAGGATTAGCGTTTGTAACACTAGACTTGCTAACTAATGATAAAGCAATCTTTAATTTATCATCTGGAAGATTTTGACCAAGATCAAAAGCAATGTTTGAATTTTCAAGAGATATAGAATTAGATGTTGGTGTAAAAGTTTCAGTCAAGAATGAAGCACTGCCATTTATCATTAAAGAAGTATTTAAAAATCTAGGACCTTCGTTTCTATCTTTTCTTGTTTGGTTATTAAACATAGTAGAGTCAGAGTTTATAAATAGGACATCCTCTATATCTGCGTTTATATCACTTATATTGTTATCACTATCCAAAGCCTCATTTGGATACGGTACAGCAGAAGCACTACCATTTAACACATACTGCCACTGTTCGGTAGGAGAAAAAGTTACTAATAGTTTACTATCATATTTGCCTGCTACTGAATTGCTAACGGCTGGGTATACACCTAATTCTGTTATTTGATATCTTTGTTCTGATGGCATTTCTGCTTTAAAGATAATTTTTTCTACCCCATTTTCTTTGATAAAACCTTTAGATGTAATGGGAACTCTAAAAACCTCGAAATCGAGAGAGTTTTTGTCGGATGGTATAAGTACTGTCTCTTCTGTTGAAAGGGCCTTAGACCCTACTCCAGCGGCTATATAAGAGGCATAGGCAGGAGCCTGACCAAGTAAGTATTTCGCTACAAGTTGTTTTCCGCTATCAGTAATCAATTTCGTACCCCACATATATTGTACCACTCGACTCTATTTCTACTTCTACCAATTCATCAGAGTTCATGTTAACTAATTCTACAACTAGGTTACCAACTGAATCTATGTAAACATAGTCTGTAGTATTTACCTGTCCACTTCCATCTATCTTTGGATTGTTTTGTAAATATTTTTGACTAGGTATTTTATCTTCTAGTTTAATATTGAATATGTCAAAATAAGATCTATCTGGTTTTTGTCTAGATATTAAACTTGCTGGATCAAATTGTTTTCTAACTGAAGATAGATTAGAGATAATGTCATAATTTGCATTAGTACCCTCGATAGTATCATGTCTTTCAAATTTAACTAATTCATTTGCCCCTAAGTTTTCAAACAATAGATTAGTTATAAGTTCTACACCTATATTAGAATCGTCTGTAAAATTAACTACGTCTCTAGTTGGAGTTCTTACTACTACATCTGGAGGGGTATATGTAGGAGTAGAAGTATTACTTGCTACTGAAACTGTGGCTGAAAATGTAACAGCGTCTGGTTTTCCAATAGTGCCGCTTTTTCCATCTACACCATAAAGTATTGTATTAAATTTTCTATCATAAGCAACTAGTTCATCCCTTGTTAGCCCTCCTCCTTTTTTTGCATCTGATTTAACCTGCTTAAGTGCTGCTTCTTGTTGTTCTTTAGGAAGTAACTTAACTTGTTGCTCTAAATATGCTACTCTTTCTTTAGTTTTTGCTGGTGTTGGTTTTTTTGCCATTAAACTTCTACCACCTTAATTGCTGTAGTTGGACCGTTCTGATCTCTTCTATAAGATATTGATGAAACAACAAACTGTGTTTCTGGATCAACAAACTTATATCCATCAGGAAGAGTATAATCTATTGTAACAAGATCTCCTAATTGAAGATGAGATGTTCCAAAAGTTTCTAAACCAATCTTCTTTCTTTGTCTAAGAGTCTTACTTACTATCCAAGACATCAAGTTATTTGCAGTATCATCATTTTGAATATATGGAGAGTCTAATGAAAAATCTCTTTTACCATACTTTGATCTACTCAACTGAATATTCTGATATGTTTTTTGTGCTACCTGTGGAGAATATAAAGTGTTATTTACATATACTGGATCAGATTGATCTGAGCGTTTTCTAAAGAAGTCATCTACTGTCAATACGTTAGATGTATTTTGAGTAAAGGTAACTCCAAAAATTCTTAAATAGTTTCCAGTTGTTTCATCTAATGACATAAGTTTATCTGTATTATTAAATATTAAAAACTCTGCTCCATAACTACCCGCTCTAAATCCAGAGATAGTATAAGATTTTTCTTTACTTATTGAAGGAGCAATAACTGCAACTAATGCTGGGTAGGCTTGATCATATCTAATATTAAAATAAGCACATTCTCTAAAGATAGTTCCAAATTCTTCAAAGTATATTTTGTACTTAGGGGCTGCTCCTGCACTAATTCCAGATAAAAGAGTTGACTGAATAAGTCCAGATATAGAGTACTTTCTTAATGATTCAGAACTAGTTAATTCTTCATCACCAAACACCTGAGAAATACTTGTAGTAGTTAATCTACCATATTGATTTCTAATATTCTTAACAAGGGTAGCACCCACATCTTGTTGTTGAACATTCTTTAGTGCATATATATTTTCAAACATACATTTTGAAGATCCCCTAGTAAACAAAGCCATTCCGTTATACCATGGCAATGGGCTAACATCATCTACTGTTGCAACAATAGCATTATTGATATATAGATAAAATCTTCTTACGCTTCCAATATCTTCATACTCTACTGCTAAATCATAAACTGTTGGATTGCTTTGTGCTGTAAGTCTATCTTGCCCTACTAGTGTTCCTTCGTCTACTAAAATTTTTCCTATGCCACCCCATAGTTTTTTAGGAACTGCAGCAGTTGCTCCATCAACTGTTCCTGGAACTACTTTATAAAAAATTATATTATGTATAACTGTTGTTTCTCCAGTTGTTTCATTTGTTGTTGTAAACTGTTGTAAGTTGTCTGTAGTTAAAGACATTATCTCAAAAAAGTATCCATAGTTTTTATCTGGATTAATCATAATACCTAAACCACCAGAACCTCCAGACAAAGTTGATTGTTGATCTGTGGTTGAAGTAACTGTAAAGTATTCAGTAGAGTTAACTGGATTTTGAGAACCTGTTGTAGATCCTTTCTTTCCAATAATTCTCATTCTAGTTCCAAAGTGTGTATAGTCATTATCTATTTCTTTATATACATAAGATACTAAATCTCTTGGCTTTATACCCTGCGGAATTGGAGTTGGTCCAGAGAATACTAAAGCAGAAGATTGAACAACTGCAGAGTCTGTTGACTTTGGTGCTTTAAGAGCATCGTCTGTTGGAAGTGTTTCTCTATTAAAGTTAGCAATTATTCCTGTACGAACTGATTGTTGTGCTGCTGTGTTATTAACACCAACAGCATCTCCTAATGCTGGGAAAGGAGGAAAAGATATTCCAGATACTGGCTTAGTATTAAATATATACTCTGATCTCATCTGACACCCACGAACATTTGCATTATCACTCCAGTAAGAAGATAGCCCAGCGTAATGCTCAGTTATCTCTGTTCCAAATTGACTACGACCATGAGCCTTTACCTCTCCATCTTGAAAAACAACTTGTTCATTAACTGTTCCTTGATTAAGAACTTGATAAAATGGTTCAGAATAAATTCTTATATTTCCAGTAGGATACATCTTTCCATTAAAAGGAAGATTGGCAAAATATTTTTGATATTCTTGATTGCTAGTTATCCACTCTTTTTGAGATCCTGATATTGCATACTCTACTGCATCATATCTAATGATTTCTCCATTTGCATATAAATACCCTTGAAATCTTGGAAGCCAATAAATGTTTTCTCCTAAATCTATAATATTATTTACAACTACCCCATTAACAACGTTTGGAAGCGTAGCGGACAAATTTGCATTTATAGGTGTTGCTCCTAATGTGTAACCCTGAGCACTCTTTGCTTTTTCATTAATAGTCTTTTGTTGTTGATCAGATGCTACTTCCCAAAGTAAAACTGGTTTATAAATATAAGTTCTGTCTTCGTCAAAGTATTGACCTTGTTTAAAACTAGAAGGAGATCTTTGAATGTATCTTGTAGTGTAGTTTATATTACCTGAGTTTAATATTGTAACTTCTGCACTATCTATATTAGTTAAATTAACTATACCCTTTTCGGAGGTGTCTCCAAGTATTTCTAAATTAGTAGTTCTTGCACCCTCTTCGGGAAGTAAGTATTCTTTTGACATTAAAACAAAGTTGTTATACTCATCAAAAAACATGGCTGTTTGTGTTGACACTGCTAACCTTTGAAGTACTTCTGCTACGCTAACATCTGGTTCAACAAAAAAGTATGGGATAACTGGATCTGTTGCGTTTGTTATTGTATTAAATACATAATTGCTAAAGCCAATATTGTCTAAAAGAATTGCTATTGCTGAAGTAAGCGTTGTATTCTGCAAGAACAAACTTGGTGCCTTTGTTGTTTCAAGTCTAAAGAAAAAATCTCTAAGGGTAATTGGCACATCATTTATGCCTCCTGCAATCTTTGGAAAGTCTTCGGCATAGAAAGTTTTTAAAGGAACAAATTTGTCATATCCATTTACATCTAAAATTGTTTCATAGAAATCAAATTTAACATTTGGTTTTAAGTATGAAGATACTAAACTGTTTTCATTTTGTTCACTAAAGGCTGAGTCATAGTTCATAAGGTTTAGGTTACCGTTAGAGGCTAGTAGTCCACCTACTGGAAGGCCTGTTGTATCATTACTTACAATCTTATTTATTTCAAAGTCTGACACATAGTTTGATATATCTGCTTTTAATCTAGGAGATAGTTCAATTAAATCAAAGGTAGTTTCAGGACCATTAAGTGTTTCTACTACTAGTCTTAATCCTTTTAGATATACTACATCTCTATATACCCTTCGACCATCTAGGTTAAAATATTTAGGACTAGTTAACTCTCTAACTAAACCTGTTCTCTTAACATCAGAATCTTCTAACAATGAAAACCCATACTCTGGAGTATTAGAATCCCAATCAGATATTTCTGTATTCCATGTATAAAGTGTTCCTAAGTTATCTTCTGTTGCTCCAACCAAATATGATTCGCCATTCATTAGCCCAACAGGAAGTTGTGTACTTGCACTTAAATAATCAACTAAGTTAAATTGTTCTTTATATTCATCTGGTATCTTAATTCCATAATACAGTTCTACATACCCATCCCAAGAAACTATATTTGATCCATCTGATCTTAAAGAGTCTTCATTAAATGATGCAGCGTTTACCCAATTGTTTTGATCATCTAAATACTCAACAGCCCATCTTTTAGGAATGCTTGACTTTGTTCTATCACCAAGTGGATCATTTAAAGTTAAACCATCTAAAGTTCTAATCTCTCCTCTAGATACCTCTGCAAGATTTGTTTGCATTTTTACTACAATTCTATTTGTTGGAACTGGATTATTATAAACAACAAAAGGAGCAGAGTCTTCTATTGCATACCCAATATTATTAGGATCTTGTGTAGAAGATAATCCTCTTTCTATACCCTCTTCTTTTCTATAAGAACTCCAATATTTAAATTCATCATCTCTTGAAGCCATGTAATATCTAGGTCTGCGTGCAGAACGAATGTTATCTATATATTTATTATTAAACCACATTAACTTATTTATTCCAGAACGAGGTCTAAATGGTTGAAAACACTCTTTAAGACTAAATAACAATTCTCTATTTTTTTCTGGCTCAACAAACATAATTAAAGCATCGTCCTTATCAGTCAAAAACTCTGAAACCTTAGTAGACTCAAGAGCGTTACTATAAAAGTCGCCATCATCATTGGGATCAAATGAATTTGGCATTGTTCTATACTTAACTATTTGACTTGTAGGACGATACCTATAGTTACCATAATTAGCAACATTTTCCAAATCATTTAAGTTCCATTCGGCAACTACAAATGATTGAATACTTAGTGTGTTATGGGTCTTAATATATTCTTGAAGGTCTTCGTCTTGAAACATTAGACCTCCTCAAGAGAAACATCCACATTGAAAAAATCGTGGGTATTAGTTGATCCTCTTTTAACAACGGTATAGTCAAAGGAAGCAAAATATACTTCCAATACTTCATTATACTTATCCATATTTGCATAAGCAGAACTAGTAAACTTATCAAACCTATCATATGCTAAGAACATATAAAATGAACCAGGATTATCTTCATACCATTTAATTAAATCTACCCCGCCAGCACCACCGTCAGCAGT